TCTCCTCGTCTGCGTACGGGTGCCGGGGCAGCGGCTGGGCCATGTCAGCGGGCGTGCCGATCGGGTGGGTGTTGGCGTGGGCCATGACCTGCTTGCGGCTGCCCTCGAACACGGTCGAGCCGGGTGAGCGGCGGTTGTTCCATGTGCGGCTGTAGAAGTCGCAGTACGTGCAGTAATGCGTCGGAGCGGTCACGGCACGATCACCTCGAACTCGTGCCGGAACAGGCACAGCCGCTTGCCCCGCGCGAAGCGGATGCAGTACAGGGTCTCGATGCCGTTGCCGGGCTGGATTGACCCGACGTGGCCGTGGCGACCGCCGACGGTGACGGCGTCGCCGATGACCGGCTTCGTCGCCGGGTCGGCGGCACGCTTGGCTGCCGCCTCACCGCACACGCGCTGGGCGTGGCCCTTGCTCTCGAAGGCGTCCATGCCCGTGGCGATGCCGGGGCCGTAGGCCTCCCAGATCGGCCGGTGGAACGTGGCGCGCTCGATGCGGTACGGGCCGGAGGTGTAGACCCCCGGCGTGACGCGGGTCCACTTCATCGGGTGTGCCTCCGCTCGATGGCGCGAACGATCTCGCAGGCGGTCGCCCACGCGGCGATTGGCCCGAGGGTCCAGAACGCGAGGACGATGAGGATGATGGTCATATGCGTGCCCCTTCCAGAGCGTGATCGAGCACCACGCGGGCGGGGTGATCGTTGGGTAGCCGGTCCTGGGCGATGATGGCGGCGATGACCACCTTCATCGTCAGGTCGGGGTCGGCGAGCACGTCGCGGGCGACGGACTCGATAGCCTCCTCGCGGGTCATGCTGGGTCTCCTGTCAATAGGCGGCTGATGCCGCTGGGAACCTGGGCGCTACCCCGGCACCCGCAGAACGTGCGGGCGGCGGTGACGGCGTCGGGGCAGCAGGCGTTGGCGTCGAACTCATCCCACCATTCCTGCCAGGTCAGTGCGTGCTCGAACACCTCGGCCAGGTTGGGCTGGGCCAGGTCGGCGGAGGTGATCATGGTCGGGTCTCCCTTCCGGCGGGTCGCTCCCGCCTCTGCGTAGTTGTTGTGCCGCTCCCCATGTTGGGAGTCTCGGGCTAGGCGTGAGCCATGATGGCCGTCTGCGGCTCCTAGCGGAGCGGCGCAACACAACCAAGATTACCCGACGTCGTCGGGTAAGTCTATAGCCATTTCTGTGCCCCGATAAGCTATTCTCCGGTCATGGCCTCGAAGATCACCCCCGCCGTCGTGGGCAAGACCACCACAGTCGCCCCCGCCGAACTCAACACCTTCCACCGCAACCCGCGAAAGGGCGACGTCAAGGCGATCGCCGCCAGCCTCAAGGCGCACGACCAGTACAAGCCGATCACCGTCAACCTCGGCACCGCGACCGGCCGACCCAACGAGGTACTGGCCGGTAACCACACGCTCATGGCGATCCGCGACCTCGCCGAGACCTATCCCGATGACCCGCGCTGGGCCGGGGTGCTGGTGCACTGGATCAACGTCGATGACGACCGGTGCAATCGCATCGTTGCCGCCGACAACCAGACCGCCCAGCTCGGCGGGTTCGACGCCGAGGAGCTGCTGGCGCTCATCGAAGGCATCGAAGACATCGACAGCCTGGGCTTTTCCGAGACCGACATCGCCGACCTCAACGCGATCGTGGAGGAGTCGATGCCCAACCTGAGCGACCTGGCGGTGAGCCCGTTCGACCAGGCTGGCGACGGCGACACGCCCGAGCGGCCGAAGGGTCCGCGCACCGGGGCCGACGGCCTGATCAACAGCAAGGACGTCAACCAGAACAAGAGCGAGTACGCCGAATCGGCCACCCGCATGGTCATCCTCAACTACCCGATCGCCCAGTTCATCTGGGTGCAGGAGCAGATGGAGGCGGTGCGCACCGAACACGGCGTCGACTCCAATGCTGAGCTGCTGATCTCCCTGCTGCAGGCTCAGACCGGCAGCACGCCTCCGGCTGCCGACGCGGAGCCGCCCGCCGACGCTGACCCTGGCGACGTCGTCAGTGGGGCCTATCGGCCCGAAGACGAGTCCGAATAGTGGCGATGCGCCGCCTCGAATTGCGCAGGGTGCTTGACCGCGACGGCGGCAGCGACCTTGTTGGGTCAAAGGTCGCCGATCTGCCTCCGTCAACCTCGTTGACGCCGGGCACCATCGTGATCGACGCCGAGACCGGCGACCCGGTGCTGATGTACGCGAAGCTCGAAGACGCCGGGGCGCTGCGCCGGGCGATGCTGAGCGTGGACTGCCGGGGCGGGGTGCAGCGCACGTCGAACTACCGCAGCCGCAGCCGCACCTTCGGCTTCGCGCCGCGACGGCCGGTGATGGGCCGGGAGTCGTGCAGCCTCACGTCGATCTGCTCCGAGCAGCCCGAGGTGGCCCGGCTGCTGGAGACCTATGCCGACCAGTTCAGTGAGTTAATTCGCGCGGAATTGCCGGGCATCGTCGAGCGCAATCAGGCCACACTCGGTGACGTTTTGCCGGCCTGGCGCATGGGCGAGGCCAAGCTGTGGACCAGCGGCGTTATCAACGACACGGCGGCTCTGCCCTATCACCGCGACGGGTTCAACTTCCCGACCTGGTCGGCGATGCCGGTCGTGCGCCGGGGCACGCGCGGCGGTCACCTGCACCTGCCGGAGTGGGGCCTGGTGGTGCCGTGCGACGACGCGACGGTGACCTACTTCGAGGGCTGGCGCTGGGTGCATGGCGTCACCCCGATCACCCGCGTGAAGCGACGCGAGGGCTACCGGATCAGCGTGGTCTACTACGCGCTTCGCGGCATGAAGAACTGCCGGGAGGCCGCAGAGGAAGCGGCATACGGTCGCGCCAAACGCACCGAGCGTGAGCGCGAGATGGCGCGTCGGCTGGCGGCGGGCGACCGGGGCATCCCCAACCAGGGCGTCGGGGCGCTCGATCGCATGCACGGCACGCTGGCCGCTGGCGGGTTCAAGCCGGGCGCGGAGGTGAAGCGGTGACGATGACGGGTTTGTCAGTCGACGCGCCCAAACTGGCCGATCTGACCAAGTTTGCGCATATCGAGACCGTGAGCCGCGACGTGGAGCCGTGGGCAGACATCTTGGCGAACATCAACCTGCCCCAGGCCGACCGCATCTGGTTGATGACGCTCTACAACACCTACGACGACATGCACAGCGCGTTCGCCTGCTACCGGCGCTGGCCCTCGATCGCGCACTGGGCAGCCGCCTCCGATCGCCATGACGTCGCCCGCTACAACTGCACACAGGAGCGCCGCAACCTGCGCGGCGGTCGGGTCATCCAGCGCTTCGCCAGCTACGCGCATGTGCTGGCCGGGCGCACCGAGCTGGAATGGATGAGCGAGGTGACGCCGTGGCTGGCGTCGACTCGCGGTGAGAACTTCACCCGGCTGACCGAGCGCATGCGGGCGGTGTGGGGTGTCGGTCGGCAGTCGGCGTTCGAGTGGGCTGAGTTCGCGGGCAAGGTCGCCGGGCTGGCGGTCGATGCCGCCGACGGCCAGCTGTTTGAGAGCTCCGGCCCGCGCCGCTGCCTGGAACGCATCTTCTACCTGGACCGGCCCAGCCCCGCCGAGCTTGAGTACGTCGCCAACGTCTGCCGCGACTACATCGCCCAGGAGGGCACTCACCTCGATTGGGTCGACTTCGAGACCATCATCTGCGACTTCAACGTGATGCGTGACGGCCGGTACTACCCCGGCCGACACCTGGCCGCACTGCGCGAGGAGATCGACACCCTCCCCGATGAGGCCGACCGCGAGCTGCTGAATGCGGCGTGGGTCAAGTTCGTCCCGGCACCCTGGCGCAACATCGCACCCGGCATCGACCCGGCGAAGATGCCGGTGTATCGCAACACCGGGAGGATGATCACGTGCCCGTGACCGTCGAAGACATGCGCCCGGTCGCCCGGCTACTGGGCGCGTACACCAAGGCCCACAACGCGGGCGGCTTCGCCCACCCGACTGCGCAAGAACTGGCCGAGCACCCCGAGTGGGTGCATCACGAGAAGGTCGGCTCCGAGCAGGCCGTGGTGATCGCCAAGCAGCTCACCCGCGACTCTGTGCGCACCGACTTCACCGGGGCGGAGTTCACCGTGCCCAAGCATGCGCTGGTCGCCACCCACATCGCCCGCACGAACTGGCTGGTGCCCGACTTGGGGCGGTACGACTACGTCAACGCCTACGCCACCGACCAGATGGTCAGCGCGGCGCTGGAAGCGATGGGCCGGGTGATCGTCGCGCACCGCGTCACCAGTGCCGCCGAGGTGATCAACGTCTGGGGTCCGCGCTACGCACAGCGCAGCTACCCGGCCTGGGACCGGGCGACCGTGGTCGATATGGGCTTCACCAGCCCCGACCTCATCGAGCAGCTGAGCGCTGAGATCGCCACGGTGACCGGCTGGGATGATGACTTCCCGTACTACAGCGACGGCGGCTGGTCGGCGGTCTGCCTCAAGGGCTTCTGGCCCGACCAGCCGGGGCGCGGCGTCAAGCCGAGCGAGATGCCCCGTAGCTGGAAAAATGCAAACCCCCACGATCTCGACCGTAAATGCTTGTGGACGAAGTTAGCTGACGAGCTGCCCCGGCTGACCCGCTTCGTGCAGGGTGTCGACTGGTGGCCCAACACCGAGCGGGTGCGCCTGCTCAAGATGGCAGCCGGGTCTTCGCTGGGCCGACACACCGACATCACCGACCGCGACGGCGGCACTCGCGACGGCCAGATCACCCGCTTCCACCTGCCGCTGATCACCGACCCGTCGGTGCTGCTGCACAGCTGGGACTTCGACGGTCGCCGCCGGTCACACCACCTGCAAGCCGGGCACGTCTACTACCTGGACGCGCGCAAGCCCCATGCCGTCGACAACGGCAGCTCGATCAACCGCGTGCACCTGGTTGTCGACGTCGTGACCGATGGCGGGGTCCGTGAGGCGATCGCTGACGCTTTTGCCCGACAAGCGCGGTAGAGTCGCCCCCATGACGTATCGCATGATCTACCTGGTGGGCCAGCCCGGCGCGGGCAAGTCGACGCTCATGGCTGATCTGACCGAGCAGTTCGATCGGCTGACCCGTGAGGAGCCGGTGCCCCATGACTGCCTGATCGACCGGCGCAGCGGCAGCGTCCACGGCGTTGAGATCGGCAGGCGTCGTGAGGCTTTCAGCGGCACCGACGCGCTGGCCAGCGCCATCATCGACAAGGCGGTGCCGTGGATACTGCACCGGCCGTGCGAGCTGGTGCTGGGCGAAGGTGCCCGGCTGGGCAACAAGCGCTTCCTCGAATCAGCGATCGAAGCCGGGTACGACGTCACGCTGGCGCTGCTCGATCACGACCAGGCTGAGGACTGGCGCGCGATCCGCTCCAAGCAGCTCAAACGCACACAGAACGAGTCGTGGGTGCGGGGTCGGCTGTCGGCCAGCCGCAACCTCGCCGACGCGCTCAAGGGCAAGGCCCGCGTGCTGCGCGGCCACCCCGACCAGCTGCGTGAGGGATTGGCTGAGCTGATCGCCGATGTCTGAGGCCAAGCCTCGCAAGGTGAGGATGCCCGATGACGACGGCACCCCCACCCCCGACGTCTGGACCGGTGAAGGCCTGTTCGACACCGCCAAGGCGGCGGAGCTCTACGAGACCATCAAGACATGGCCCGAGGAGCAGATGCGGGCGATGCTGTCCTCGCTGCGCAGCGCCGAGACCCGCGCCGCCATCAAGGTCAAGTACCGCAACGCTGCCGAGATCGCCCGAGCGACCACGCCCGGCTACAAGATCACCCCGGCACTGGACCTGATCGCCACCCGCATCGAGGTCTGCCTCAAGCGTGCCGAGCGCCATCTGCTGATCAACATGCCGCCCCAGGAGGGCAAGTCATCGCTGGCGGCGGTGTGGACGGTGATCCGCGCGTTGCAGCTCAACCCGAACCGGCGCATCATCCTCGCTACCTATGCCGACGCGCTGGCTGAGGAGCACAGCCGCGCCGCCCGCGACATCATCACCCGCTACGGCACCGACGTGGTCGATTCGGTCACCGGGCTGCCGGTGCCCGACCGCATCGGGCTGAAGCTGTCGCCGAAGTCCAACAAGGTCTCCACCTGGAAGGTCGAAGGCGGCAACGGCGGTCTGGCGGCGGTCGGCGTGGGCGGCTCGATCACCGGCCGGTCGGCCGACCTGTTCATCATTGACGACCCGTTCAAGAACATGATGGAGGCCGATTCCGCGGCACACCGGGCCAAGATTTTCGACTGGTTCTCCAACGTCGTGCTGACCCGTCTGAGCCCCGAGGCGTCCATCATCCTGATCCAGACCCGCTGGCACCCCGAAGACCTCGCGGGCAAGGTGCTCGCGGCCGAGGCTGAGCTGCCCAAGCAGCACCGCACCTGGCACCACGTCAACATTCCGGCGATCGCCGAGGAGGGCATCACCGACGCGCTCAACCGCCCGATCGGTGAGCCGATGGAGTCGGCCCGCGACGGCGTCACCACTGAGGGCGAGATCGTCAAGCGTGACTTCCACAAGACGCGGCGCAGCGTCGGTGAGCGCACCTGGTACGCGCTCTACCAGGGCAGCCCCCGCAACCCGGCGGGCGGGCTGTTCCTGCGGTCGTGGTTCGAGCCTCACCTGCCCGAGCCGCCGGTCAACCCGCTGGCCGCGATCGTCGGCATTGACCCGGCCGACTCGGGTGAGGGCGACGACACCGGCATCATCGGCGGCTACCTCACCAACACCGGCAAGGTCGTGCTGGCTGAGGACTGGTCGGGGCAGTTCACCCCCGATGAGTGGGCGAAGCAAGCGGTGACGCTGGCGCTGACGATGGGCGCACGGGAGATCGCGATGGAGGCGTACGCGGCGGCGAACAGCTACCGCGACGCGATCCGCCGGGCCTACCGCGACATGCACAACACCGTCGTGCGCAAGCAGTACGACGGGGCGATGCTGACCCCGCTCGAACAGCGATGCCTGCCCGACATTCCGCCCTTCACGATCTACAAGTGGCGGGCCGGAGCCAAGGTCGACTCCGTCGGCCGGGCGGCGCTGCTGCGTCAGGCCCTGGAGACCAAGACCTGCCAGGTGGTCGAGTTCGCGTTGCCGGTGTTCGAGGACCAGGCGTGCGACTGGCAGGCCGGGCAGCACCAGCCCGACCGGGTCAGCGCCGCGATCATCTGCCATGACCGGCTGGCCGCGCTCGGCAACGGCGGCATGGGCCTGTCGATGCCGCCCGGCGGAGGCCCGACCGGGCCTGGCCCCGGCACCGGGCAGCCGACCGGCGCGGCGCGCATTCCTCCCCCGCCTCCGGCCTGGATGAGGCGCACGATACCGGGGTAGTCTCCCGACCATGACGTTGTTGAAGCATGCACTGATCGGCTTCGTCTTGCCGGTAGCGATGCTGCTGGGCCTGGTGTGGTGGCGGGCGACGTCGATGCCGGTGCTCCCGATCCTGACCGGCGGCTGGTGGGTCTGGTACGTGACCGTCATTACCGTGTCGATCTTCATGGGCGCTTCGATGCACCGGTACTGGACCCAGCACCAGGATGACCCGCCGATCAAGCGGCGGCAACGCCACTAGTCGCTGAGCTTGGCGACGACGTCGATGCGGTACTGCGTCACCGGCAAGATCGGCTTCTCGATCTGCTGGCAGACCGCAGCCCCAATGATCAGCGCGTCGGCCTCGTTGTTGCTGGACAGGTCGACACCAGGGAACAGCTTGATCGTCGCCGCCAGCACATGATCCTTGTCGGTGCCCGGCCCGCTGCCCTTGCCGAGCGCGAACTTCTTGACCTGGCTGGTGCCGACCGTGGTCAG